GGCGACCTGGAGGACTCTTAGCAGGTACACGTTAATGGCAACTTTTAATGATGCAACTGTAGGAACTTCGACTGGGGGTACTACTCCACAATACGGAGTTCAAAAAAGATCTAATCCAAAGAAACGTACAGTTCGTTTTGCTGATGGTTATGAGCATCGGATTTTATTTGGGCTAGATGCACATACCAATCCAAAAATATATGCACTGGTATTCAAAGTTTCTGAATCAGATGCCGACAAAATAGAAGAATTTCTTGATGCTAGAGCGTTAGATCAAGCCAGTTTTGATTACACACCACCTGGAGAAGGTTCGGCTTCTAAATTTGTATGCGAGGCATGGAATAAATCTATTCCTTATCTAAATAGAGCAACTATTTCAGCAACATTTAGGGAAGTATTCGAGCCATGAGCTTAGATCCTATTATTGATAATTTGCAGAGTACAAATCCATCTGCAATTATTGAATTATTTGAATTAGCTTTAGATTCTACGTTGCATGGTAGTCAAACTACTATGACGTATCGCTTTCATGCAGGAAGTAATTTAAACGCAAATGGTGAAATTATTTGGCAAGGTAATACATACTTAAGATACCCCGTAGAAGCTAGTGGTTTTGCGTTTCAAAAAGGACAACTCCCTAGACCACAGCTATCAATTAGCAACACTTTGTCTTTAATGAGTGCTGTAATGTTAGAGGTTAATAAAGTTACTGCTGGTAACGATTTAACAGGTTCAAAAGTAACGAGAATTAGGACATTGGCTAAGTTTTTAGATGCTGGTAATTTTTCTGGTGGTAATGGAGATGCTGCAAACAATGAATTTCCAAGAGAGATTTATTACATAGATAGGAAGGCTGCTGAAAATAGAGAAATTGTTACTTTTGAATTGGCAAGTATTAGTGATCTAGCAGGAATTAGATTACCCAAGAGACAATGCACTAGAGAATTATTTCCTTCTATTGGTACGTTTATTTAATGGATTGGAAAGAAAAAGCTTTAGAACACGCTAAAGAAGAAGATCCTAAAGAATCTGTTGGTTTGTTGTTAAATATTAAAGGTAAAAAGATTTACTATCCTTGTCGTAATTTATCAACTTACTCTCATCAGTGTTTTATTTTAGATCCAGAAGACTATGTGAAAGCAGATAGCTTAGGTCAGATAGTTAGTGTGATTCATTCGCATCCAACCACTCCAGCGACAGCAAGTGAAGCTGATAAAGTTAGCTGTGAGGCAGGTGGATTGCCTTGGCATATTGTGAATCCTAAGAATGAAGAATGGGGATACTACGAACCAACAGGATATAAACCGAAGTTAAAAGGGAGACCGTGGTGTTGGGGCGTAACTGATTGTTGGAGTTTAGTTAGAGATTGGTATTTAGAAGAAAAGGGTATTAATTTAATGGATTGGGAACGACCTGTTACACCTGAAGAATTTTTAGAGAAGCCTATGTTTGAAGATTGTGCAGAAACAACAGGTTTTCGTTTATTAAAACCAGAGGAAAAGCTAGAAAATGGTGATCTTTTGTTTATGTCAATTATGGGTAAGGGGTTAAATCATGTTGCGATCTTTTTAAATGGGGAAGTTTTACATCATTTAGCAGATCGTTTAAGTTGTCAGGAACCTTATTCCGAATGGTTGCTAAAATGTACGGGAGGTAGGTATCGGTATGTTGAAAACAATTAAATTGTATGGTGATCTAAAAGAGATCACAGGACATAGTGAATTAGATGCTCATGTAAATAGTGTTGGAGATTCTATAAGGTTTCTATTAATGAACTGGCCTCAATTAGAGGCACACATGAATACACAGCATTACCAAGTTTTAACCGATGGAACGGATATAGGAGAGGATGAAATTCATTATCCAGTATCAGAAGAGATCAAAATTGTTCCTGTCATTGCTGGTGCTGGAGGAGGTGCAGGAAAGTTTTTGGCTGGTGCTGCTTTGATTGGTTTAGCTTTTGCTACTTCAGGTTTATCTTTAACGGCAACAGGCGTAACTGGTTGGGGTACGGCAAGTTTATTAACGAAAGCTGCTGTTTATGTGGGTACATCTTTAGTTCTCTCAGGTGTTTCAGAAATGTTATTTCCTGTTCCAAAGCCAGAAAAGTTTGAAAACGATCAAGATCCACGTATCTCTTTTGACTTTGGTGGAACGCCAAACACCTCCAGAGCAGGAACTACACATCCAATCGTTTACGGTGAAATAATGACTGGCTCGACAGTTATTAGTATGAACTTAACGACTGATCAGGTGACAGCATGAGCAAAATAATACGAGGATCTGGTGGTGGTGGCCCTAAAACTCCTCCTAAACCAACACGTGCGCCTGATACTTTAAATAGTCGTCAGTTCGTAACGCTTCAAGATTTAATTAGTGAAGGTGAAATAGAAGGTTGGGCAACAGCTTCTAAAGAAGGAAGAACACAAGGTACAACTGCATATAATAATGCTGCGTTAAAAGATGTTTATTTAGATAATACCCCTGTTCTTAATCCTAACGCTGATTCAACTAACCCTGCTACAACAGATTTTAACTTTCAAGAGGTAACTTTTACTCCTCGTTTTGGGACATCTAGTCAAACACATATACCTGGAATAGTACAGTCTTCAAGTCCTGTCTCTGGCTTTCCTAGAGCTTGTACTGTTGCTAATGGTGGTGTTACTCAACAGATTACAAGTACAAATGTTGATGCTGTTCGTTTAACAATTAACTTTCCTCAGTTACAAGAAGCAAAAGATAACGGTGATTTATTAGGTTCTAGCGTCCAAATAAAAGTACAAATTCAGTATAACTCTGGTGGTTACTCCGATTTGTTTAAGGATACTATTACAGGTCGTACCAGTGATTCCTATTCTAAAGATTACAGAGTTGAAATTGATGGAGCGTTCCCTGTTGATATAAAAGTAGTTCGTCTAACGGCTGATAGCACAAACGCATCATTACAAGATTCTTTCAATGTTCTATCAATGCAGGAATTGGTAGATGAACATCAAACTTATACTAATAGTGCTTATGCCGCATTAAAGCTTGATAGTAAAATAGTAAGTAATATTCCAAATAGAAAGTATCGAATAAGAGGTGTAAAGATCAGGATTCCAGGTGCGGGAGCTTCTGCATCTGGAACGCCAACTGTTGATAGTAATACAGGTCGAATTGTATATCCAACTGGTTATATATTTAATGGCACTATGGCTGCAGCGCAGTGGTGTTCATGCCCTGCAATGGTATTACTTGATTTACTTACTACCGTTAGATATGGGTTAGGAGATCATATTGCTGATAGTAATTTAGATTTATTTAGTTTTGTCAATGCTTCTAAATTTGCTAACGAGTTAGTTGACGATGGTTTTGGAGGTCAAGAAGCAAGATTTAGCTGCAATGTAAATATTTTATCTGCAAACGAAGCGTTCAATGTTATCGAAGAACTTTGTGGAGTAATGCGATGTATGCCGATTTGGAGCGCAGGAACAATAACAATTGCACAAGATAAACCAACTGATGCAAGTTTTTTATTCAGTCTTGCAAATGTAACTGAGGAAGGATTTTCTTATTCTGGATCGTCACTTAAAACAAGACATTCTGTAGTAGCTGTTAGTTATTACAATATGGATTCAAGGGAAATAGATTATGAGGTTGTAGAAGATAGTACTGCAAAAACAAAACTGGGCGTTGTTAAAAAAGATGTAAGAGCTTTTGCTTGCACCAGCCGTGGTCAAGCTCAAAGATTAGGTAAAGCAATACTTTTTGCAGAACAAAACGAGTCTGAGGTTGTTGCTTTCACTACATCTGTAGATGCTGGAGTAACAATTAGACCTGGAGCAGTTATAGATGTAAACGATCCAGTTCGTAGTGGTGCTAGACGATCTGGACGCATAAATACTGCAACTACAACTGCAATTACTATTGATGATACACAAGGTTTATCAACATTTGGTGGAGCAAATCAAAAGGTTAGTGTACTTATGCCCGATAACTCTGTCGAAACAAAAAATGTTTTAAGTACGACTAATGGAGTTATTAGTTTAGATTCTGCGTTGTCTGAAGTACCTAATGTTAATTCAATATGGTTTTTAGTTAGCGATACTATTGAAGCTCAAAAATTTAGAGTAATAACAGTAGAAGAAGCAGATGGTATTAACTATAAAATTACAGCCTTATCTTATAAGCCAAATAAATATGCAAATATTGAAGAAGGATTATCTTTACCTGCAAGAAATGTATCAATATTAAACGCACCAGCTTCTCCTCCTACTGAACTAGATTTTGACGAAAGAACGATTGTTAGAAATGGAGTCGCTATTTCAAGGCTTTTTGTAACATGGGTGCCTGTTAATGGTGTTAGTCAATATTTAGTTCAATATCGTTTTGCTAATGGGAACTACGAGAGTCAGGTTGTTTTCAGACCAGACATAACAATTGATAATTCTGAATTAGGAACGTATGAATTTAAAGTATTTTCTTTTAATGCTGCTTTAGAAGTATCAAATACATCTTTAGAACGATCATTTTCTGCTGAGGGTAAAACAGCTTTACCAACAGATGTTCAGAATTTAACAGCAGAGCCAGTTGGTGATCACTTAATGAGATTGAGGTGGGATCAATCGACTGATGCTGACGTTTTACATGGAGGAAGAGTTTACGTCAGACACTCCAATAAGACTGATGGCTCTGGTACGTTTGCAGGTTCAGTTGATTTAGTTTCAGCTTTAGCAGGAACCAGCTCTGAAGCTATCGTTCCAGCTTTGGAAGGTGAATACATTTTAAAATTTCAAGATGATGGAGGACGTTTTTCTGCTGGAGAAGCAAGTGTTGTTATTGATATTCCAGATGTAGGGCAACAATTAGTTGTTCTAACCAAAAGAGAGGATTTACTAAGTACTCCGTTTAGTGGTACCAAAACAAATGTGTCTTTTACCAGTGGAGCTTTACAACTAACTAACCCTTCTACTAATGCAACAGGAACTTATGCTTTTGCCGATACTTTAGATTTAGGCGGTGTATTTACATTGACATTAAAAAGGCATATCCAAAGTTTAGGTGTTGTTATTGGAAATAATATTGATGATGTTCCTGATTTCGATAATATTGTTAACTTTGACGGAGATCCTGCCAATGATACTGATTGTCAAGTGTTTGTAAAAACGAGTACAGATGCTTCTAGTTACGGTGATTTTAACGCCTTTGCTAATGGAGAATTTAAAGCAAGAGCGTTCCAATTTAAAGCAAATGTAGCGACAACAAATACCAACCAAAATATCAATGTTCAACAGTTAGGGTATAGCGCAATATTGCAATCTAGGACTGAACAAAGTACAACAACTATTGCATCTGGAGCAGGAGCTAAAAATGTAACTTTTTCTAAGCCCTTCTTTGTTGGAACGGCAAGTCTTGGTGGTGCTAATGCTTATTTACCTTCAATTGGCATTACAGCTCAAGGGATGCAGTCGGGAGATTTCTTTGAACTATCGAATGTTTCGGGCACAGGTTTTACAGTTCATTTCAAGAATGGAAGTACAAGCAAGGATAGAAACTTTAGTTATCAGGCTGTAGGTTTCGGCAAAGGGGTATAGAATGATTGAAACTGTAGAAGATTAGTGTCTCAAGTCACAAACTATACCGTTGATAATGCAGCAGGAAACGTAGTTCGTGCTGATGTAAATAGCATTTTAGATGCGGTAAAAACAAACAATAGTGGCGGTTCAGATCCTAGTAACCCTGTAAAGTTTATGTTTTACGGGAAATCCAGTGACGATAAACTAAAAATATATGATGGATCAAACTTTAGAGAAATAGGAGATGTAGGAGAAGACAACCTTGGTTTATTGCTTAGATCAGGTGGCACGATGACGGGTGTTATATTGGCTGATGATGCGTCAGGTGCTAGTACACCAGCTATTGCTTTTGATGGTGATGCAGATACAGGACTATTTAGAAAATCAGCAAATACGATTGGATTATCAACGGCTGGAACGGAAAGAGCAATTGTTGATAGTAACGGTTTAACTGTTCAAGCTCAAGGTGATTTAAGACTTGCAGATTCAGATAGTAGCAATTATGTAGCCCTACAAGCAGCCTCAACTGTCAGCTCAAACCTTACGTTTACGTTGCCTTCTGCTGATGGATCAAATGGACAAATGCTTCAGACAAATGGATCTGGAGTCCTTAGTTTTACTTCTGTTCAGGGTGTTCCATCAGGAGCAGTATTTTGTTTAGCTGTTGCCACAGTTCCTTCTGGTTACTTGGAATGTAACGGGGCAGCAGTTAGCCGTACAACTTATTCGGCTTTGTTTGCTGTTGTTGGAACGGCTTACGGCGCAGGGAATGGAAGCTCAACATTTAACGTTCCAGATTTAAGGGGTGAGTTTATAAGAGGTTTTGATAATGGTAAAGGTACTGACTCAGGAAGATCCATTGCTACTTCTCAGGGAGAAGCAACAAAAGCACATAATCACAGTGCAACAGGTTCAAGTTCATCAACTGGAGCGCACAACCACTCTTTCACTGCATCCAATAGAGCAGGTGATGAGGATAATTGGAGTAATAGCAATAAAGCCTTTATTGGCGATAACGATGGGGCACGTTTTACAGTGGCAGAAGATTCAGGTAAGATTTTTGATAATAGTAATCACAGTCATACAATTACGGTATCTGTTAGTAACAGCAGTGGAGCAGAGACAAGACCTCGTAACATAGCAATGATGTACGTTATAAAAACTTAACCCTTGTTAAACTGTGAAAAAGTTTTAGTCCTATGGCAATAGCACCTGGAACGTATGACATGACGATCCAACGAAGATCGGATCACAGCGTGTCTGTCACTTTGAAAGACTCAAATAATGCTGCTGTAAATCTTTCGGGGTATTCAATTGCAAGTCAGATTTGGGATTCTGGACGTACCACTAAGGCGGCTGATGCTACTTGTGCAATTACAAGTGCAGCAAATGGGACATGGACTTGGACAGTGACAGATACTCAAACAGCCACGTTTACTGCTGATGAATATAAATATGATGTGTTATTAACTAATGGATCAGGGCTGAAAGAATACTGGATAGAAGGTACTATTTATATGGATGAAGGATACACTGCATGACTACAGTAAATATTACAACCAATAAAAACACGGTAACTATTGACGAGGATAATAGTTCAGTCATTACGGTTGCAACTCAGGGGCCACAGGGAGCACAAGGCACTGTTATTGATACTGACAGTGCTGTAAATAAATCTATCGTCTATTATGACGGTAGCTCGTCAAGTCTCAAGGCCAATAATACTTGGACTACAGACACACTTACAAACGGAGGTAACTTCTAGTGGCTAACACGATCAGGATCAAAAAGAGAGCCGCTAGCGGTGCTGATGGTGCGCCGTCAAGTTTATCTCCTTCAGAATTAGCGTTTAATGAAAGCGATCTAAAACTGTATTACGGTTTTGGTGATAACGGCGGAACCCCACCTTCTGCAAGCTCAATTATTACCGTTGGTGGCTCTGGAGCGTTCTTTAATAAGACAGATACAAGAACAGCAAATACCGTCCTTGTTGGCCCTGCTTCGGGGTCGGCAGCCGCACCGACTTTCAGGGCTTTAGTTGCTGGTGATTTATTAAAGCTAAATGAATTTACGGCCCCCGATGGTGCTGTTTCTCTAAACAGTCAAAAGATTACAAACCTTGCGGATTGTACTGCTGATAATGATGCTGCAAATAAGGGGTATGTAGACGGAGTTGCTCAAGGATTAGATATAAAAGATTCTTGTGTTGTTGTATCTACTTCAAACATAACTCTGAGTGGAGTTCAGACGATAGACGGTGTTTCTGTTGTAGCTAATGATCGTGTTCTTGTAGCAGGGCAATCAACAGCAAGTCAGAACGGTATTTATAAAGTCGTAAGTGGTGGAAGCTGGACAAGGGCTGATGACATGGCTGCTGGCGAGGATGCAGCAGGAAATTTCACTTTTATAGAAGAAGGAACAACCAACGCCGAGAATGGTTTTGTTTGTACTTCTGATAAGGGAAGTGCAGTTGTCGGAACTAATAACCTTACTTTTGCTCAGTTCTCAGGTGCAGGACAAATAACTGCTGGCGATGGTCTTCAGAAATCAGGCAACACAATATCCACCGATCTTAAAAGCAATGGCGGTGTTGTTATTGAATCAGGAGAACTGGCAGTCAAGTTAGACGCAAGTTCAATTACTGGAACGCTTGCGGTAGGAGACGGAGGAACAGGAGCAACTACAGCCAGTGCAGCTCGTACATCTTTAGGAGTTGTAATTGGAACTAATGTTCAAGCTTATGACGCTGATCTTGATGCTTTATCAAGTTGTCAATCAGGAGGTGCTGCGGCTTTAGCAGCTTTAACTTCAACAGAAATTGGAATCCTTGATGGCGCAACCGTAACGACTGCTGAACTAAATATTATTGACGGTGGAACGTCAGCTACTTCAACAACACTTGCTGCTGCTGATCGTATGGTGATTAATGATGCAGGTACAATGGTTCAGGTTGCTTTATCTGATCTGGTCACATTCCTTGAGAATGGTTCTGTTTCTGGTTTTGATGTTGACGGAGGAACCTACTAACTACAATTACTACTAGGAGGTAGGTCAAATGGCTAACACAATCAAGTTAAAAAGAGGAACTAGCACTCCATCAACGAGTGATATTTCCAGTGGTGAAGTTGCAATAGATACCTCGGCTCAAAAGTTATATATCAACGATTCTGGAACGGTTAAGGAGATTGGAGGTGGTGGTGCTGGTACAGGTCAACAATTTGTAAATTTAGAGACTAGCAATAGTCCTAGTAATACAGGAGTTAATACTTTTGCGGGTTACTTGGCTGGTAACGCTTTTACGACAGCAGACCATACAACACTTTTTGGATACCAAGCTGGATCAAAAATTACAGGATCAGGAAATAATTGTTTCTTTGGTTCTAATGCTGGTAAAGAGACAACAGGAACCGACAATTGCGGGTTCGGACAAGCGGCTTTGGAGACAAATACTTCAGGGGCTTCAAACGTAGCAGTCGGAAGGCAAGCTTTATATGCAAATGAATCTGGTGGCTCCAATGTAGCAATTGGTAAAGAGGCTGGAAAACTTGTTACAGGTTCGGAGGGAGTATTTATTGGAGCTAGTTGTGGTACAACACTTACTTCTGGGTCGGCAAATACTTTTGTTGGGTCTTTTTCTGGGCAAGCAGTTTGTGGCAGTCATAATGTTGCCGTTGGAAGTGACGCTTTTAGATATGGGACAGGAGGTACTAATACGTGTGTAGGTCGTCAGGCTGGATTTATAAGTAATTTTAGTGGAAGTAATAACTTACTTCTTGGCTATCAAGCAGATCCAACATCAGCGTCAACAAGTAATGAAATTACTTTAGGTAATACCTCTATTACCAAGTTTAGAATCCCAGGTTTAAATTTTTCAATTAAAGACTCGACAGCTACCGATAATTATGTTCTAACGGTTGACGCAAATGGCGATGCAGGTTGGGAGGCTGTTCCTTCTTCAAGCGATAATACAAAACTACCTCTAGCAGGTGGAACTTTAACTGGAAATGTTATACATAACGATAACGTAAAAGCTTTATTCGGGACTGGGTCGGATTTACAAATCTACCATGATGGAACAAATAGCCACCTGAATAATTCAACTGGTTATTTAGTTGTTGGTACAGATTCTTATGCACTTAAAGATCAAAGCTTAAATGAGTTTTATATAAAGGCATTAAAAGACGGAGCCGTATCACTCTATTACAACAACTCAGAGAAGCTTGCGACTACCTCTTACGGCGTGTTTGTTACTGGCACGTTTAGAGCTGATGTCATTGATATGCAGGATAATAAAAAGTCAAACTGGGGAAATGATGATGATCTAGAAATCTACCATGATGGAAGCCATAGCAATATCATAAATACAACTGGTAATTTATATATAAATGCTAGTTCTAGTGATACTGCGATTGTTTGTAAACCTAACGGAGCCGTAGAACTCTATTACGACCACTCTAAGAAGCTGGAGTCAACGAGCGATGGCGTAAGGCTACCAGATGGTCAGAATTTAACTCTTGGAGATGGTGGTGACGTTAAGTTAAAACATCAATCAACTCACTTTGAAGTTAATAATACTTCTGGTAATACTTACTTTCAATCGAATGGTGCGTTCTATTTAAGATGTAAAAATAGTGGATCAACTGAATCCATGCTTATTGGTAATGTTGGAGCGAGCGTAGATCTCTATCACGACAACGTAAAAAGTTTTGAAACCACATCAACGGGAGCAAAAGTAAATGGTTCTAAACTAGAAGTTATAAACACTGCTGGTGCTGGTGATGCTCAACTTTATTTAGAAGCTGGTGAAGTAGGTACAGCCTATATACAATTTATAGCTGATAATGGAGACGATAATACTGATAAGTCACGAATACTTCAAGCTGATGGAGCTAACTTAAAAATACAGAATTATGATTCTGGTTCTTGGGCTACTAAGCTTGAGACGACAAGTGGTGGCATTACGGTCACTGGAACTGGATATGTTTCTGGTGGATGGAGACCGTTAACAGATAATGCAGTAAGTTTAGGATCTGCTTCTTATCGTTGGTATGACTTAAATATTTCTAATGATATTAATATATCTGACAATGGTAAAGTTATTTTAGGAGATGGGGATGATCTACAAATCTATCATGATGGGTCTCACACAAGGTTGAATAATGCAACTGGTAATTTCAATGTTCAAACAGGAGCTTTTGTTGTTACTAATGTTGCTAATACTGAAAACTTAATAATAGCAACTCAGAACAATGACGTAGAAATCTATTACGACAACTCTAAGAAGCTTGAGACAGGTAGTGGAGGAATAATTGTACATGGTAGTTATTACACTAATGACAGTAATAAAATCTATCTTGGCTCAGATAATGATCTACAGATCTACCATGATGGAGGAAATAGCTTTCTACAAAATACAGGTGGTAATTTATATATAAGAAATAATACTTCTGGTACTCCAGTATTTTATTTACAGGTTGGTGATTCAAATGAAAATGCTCTAACAGCTACATTTAACGGAGCCGTTGAACTCTACTACGACGGCACTCGAAAAGCTTATACAAATAGCGGTGGATTTGCATTAGATAGTCACCTAATTATGGGTGACAGCGATATTATTAAATTGGGAAATGGTGCAGATTTACAGCTTTATCATGATGGGTCTAATTCATATATTGACAATAATACTGGCACGTTAAATCTATTAGCCGCAGCAGATATCAGTATGTGGGCTAATAATACTGAGCAAACTATTAAAGGTATAGCTAACGGGGCCGTTGAACTTTATTTCGACGGTAGTCAGAAAATCAAAACCACCTCTGTAGGTGTTCAATGTGCAGCAAATACTGATATAAGATTTGAAAATGGAAGCTGGACAGGCGAAGCTACAAAAATACAACACCACTCAAACTGGTTGTATGTACAAGGTGGATCTAACGGTACTATTTTTAGACATACTAACGGTACTAACAGATGGATAATAAATAGTAATGGTGATTTTTACCCTAATGATAACAACACCTATGACATAGGAACGTCAAGTTATCGTGTAAAAAATATATACGTCAACGACTTACAGTTATCTAATGAATCTAAAAAGGATACAGGTGGTAATGATGTAGATGGAACGTGGGGAGATTGGACACTACAAGAAGGAGAGGAAGATATCTTTATGATTAACAACAGGACAGGTAAAAAGTATAAGATGGGTTTACAGGAGGTGGTCTAATGACAATTTATTTTGCAGACGGCACTAGCCAAGCTACAGCAAGTGGAGGAAAAATACTACAAGTAGTAAGCTCCTTTAAAAATGATAGGACTTCAACTACTTCGCAATCCTTTATTGATATTGGATTGTCAGCATCAATAACACCTTCTAGCTCTAGCCATAAGGTTTTAATAATTTGGGATATTAACGCTGGTAAATCGGTTGGTGTTGGACATATAAACCTTGTCAGAGGGTCAACAGCAATAGCCCAACCTGATGGGTCAGAAACCGAAAGCAGTTCTAAACAGGTTTATCATCAGAGTCATGGCGCACAGCTCAATGTCAGTGCATGTTTCTTAGATTCACCAAGTACAACAAGTTCAACAACCTATAAAATTCAAATAAGGAACCAAGCTGATACTACTTTTACTATTAATGGCTGGTATAGCGGTACGAATTACAGGTCAGCTAGTAGTATAACTTTAATGGAGGTAGCTTAATGTTTATAGATCACGAAGCAATTTATAAAGCTTATCCAAATGTTGTCACTATTAATGACACTACAGGAGCCTTTGATTCAGGAATGAACGCAGTAACTCTTGAACAATCAAAAATAGATGAAGCAAGAGTTGAATTAGATAAATTAAAATATAAAGAAGATAGAGCTAAATCTTTTGCTTCTACTGGCGATCAATTAGATATGCAATATTGGGACGCTGTAAATGGAACAACGACATGGAAAGATCATGTTGCTAAGGTAAAATCAGACAATCCAAAACCCTCATAATAACCACACTTGGTACTAGCCCATACTCTTAGTATTATTGGAACGTATTTCTTAATTACACATGTCCGACAAACTCACTCAATGGAAAGAGACTCTTGAAGAAAAGACAAAGTATAGAGCGCAATTAGAGTCTGCCCTTAATAAAACAACCGCCGAGATTCTTCAATTGCAAGGTGGTATTCAGTTTGCAGAAGAGTCCACTGAAGTTAATTCAGAAGAACCTTCTCCTGAAAACAGTTAAACTATTTTTAAACGATTTTCAAAATGGCTATTAACAAAGTTTGGGAAGTGAACACGATGGATCGTGAGATCGCTGATGGTTACGTCACCAAAGTTATCTATCGCTGTAAAGCAATTGATGATTCTGACAACACAGAAGCACCTGATTCAAGACAAACAGGTGAGGTCACTTTTACTAAGCCTTCCAGTCTTCCTTCTGATTTCAAAGCTTACGATTCTCTAGATGCTGCGACTTGCATTGGGTGGGTTAAAACTGCTTTAGGAACAGACGGTGTTGCTGCTGTAGAAGCTGCGATTGATGCGGCTGTTGCTACTCCAACAACTGCTGTTGGTAAGCCTTGGTCTTAATGGTATTTAGTTGAACTTGCTGTTGAAGTAACAAATGCAACGGCAGCAAAGCGACTAAACCCATAAAAAGGATTAGAGTTGTATGAGTAATAGCTTTTAAAATAGCTTCTTTTACCATGCAAAAAATTCTGAACATTATCAGTGTACTGTCTTTCCTGTTGGTGATCTCGTTAACAGGGGGCGGTATTTTTGGCTATCTCTGGATTACGAATGAAGAGAATCAAGAAAAGCTAAAGAAGCAGATGATCGAACAGGTCACTGGATCGTTGAAGATGCCTGGATTATCTGGCCCTGTTCTTCCTACTGCTGCTCCTAAAGCTACTGGTGAAGCTGGTGGATTTAGTATTCCTAAGTTTTGACAGAGATTCCCAGAATAGGAGTTAATTCTATTGGGATCGAACCAGTCAGAACATATCTTATAAACGCTCCAACGATTAATACTCCTAATGTCCCTGTGGTTGTCCCTATGGGATTTCCTGTTGTTAATATTCCTGGTTGTATTGAAGCAAGACGATCCAATGAGAATGAGAACTTAGTAACTAATGATCCCGATGGAAATTTAATCCTGTGCGATGCACAATATCCTTCATACGATGCGATGAACTTCGTACCTGAAGAGCTTATCTACACAGAAGAAGCAAAACCTCAACGATACGAACAACCAGAAACCCCTGCAACACCAGAAGTACCGCAAGCAAAGCCCACAGATTGTCCTCCTGATGGTGCGCCTGAAGTTGGGACAAAAGTAGAAGAAGGTACTAAACAGATTATTAAGTATGAATTGGTAGGAAACCGTTGTGTAACTAGATATAAAAAATTAAATGTTCAACAGCAGATAATTGATGCGATACCTACTGTCCCTCAAGTGGTGAAAACGGGGGGAATTACTCTTGTGGCTACCACTGCTGCGTTATCTACACCAATATTATTAAAAGCAGTCAAACCGATTATTAAGCAGGTAGTAAACAAGGTGAAGAAGGCTTTAGGTAAGAAAATAAAACGACCAAACTTATCTGAAAGAAGAACTATTGCTTATCGTGAGAAACGAGGTTTACCACCATTAAAAAATAAGGTAAAATCAAAGAAGCAAGAAAAGTTGTAATCACGCCTATTGGCCTCTAGTTAGAACGAGTTCTTGCTCTTATTTAGAGTCAGGTTGAGATATAAGGTGTCGGTGAGGTAAGACCTGTCCCATTTTTGGCAGAACTAAAACATCTTCACATAAAGAATAAAAGACAGAATTTTTAGCGAACTCAATTCCTGATTTCTTAAGCGCACCACATTCTTTCAAACGGGCTACGTGCCACGATAGTTGTTTATCCATTAAATCTTGATTTTTTAATTCAAGCCATTTATCAGCCATCGCTTTACAACGTCTTTGCAATGAATTATCTAATGGAAGACTAAATGTAATTGAAAAGCCCCAATTTAAACTTGCAGAATCTTTCTGACCTGTACGAACATCTTGGTAATAAATAACATTTCCATCATCGTCATACACTGGCGAGGAGTACCAATATTCATGTGGAAGCTGTTGCTGGAAACTATCAGTTAAGAATGGAGATGCTGTTAACATTGGCCCCTGACAAACTATTCCATTACCGTACTGATTTTGTATCATATTACCTTGCAAAGATTGTATAGCCATGTTGGTCACTGAACCACTGGAATTGGCTACGGGAGCTGCGGTTTGAGAGGTATTTGCTAATACTTTTAAAGGATTAAGTGCGAATATTATTGAGAGAACGTAGAGGTAGTTTCTGTAACGCTTTCTACCTGAGTTGTGCGAGTTATGTTTGTTATATTGGCAAGTCCACTTCCTTGGTATGACATTTGAAGTTGAAAGGCGGCCCCTGGATTCTTGATTGATACATTTGGCATTGTTGTTAGATCGGCTCCAGTCCATTGGTAAGTCGTTCCATTTACAGTTTGGTTAATAGTTGTAGGGTCAGGTAATAATGTTGATCCATCTATTTCTAAATTTGCCCCTGTAATACTCAGCGAATGGCCTGTATTATAATCTGTTGATACAATATTTTCTGTGATATTTTGAGTGGTGCGTGTAACGGCTGACATGGACCCGCTAGAAAAATTAGGGACAACTGGCACTGCTATAACTGGCTTTTGCCAGCTATTTAATAACAACAACAGAGGCAAATAACGCTTCATTTATGTATATCCATATAGTGTTTCCACATCAGGAAATTGAAAACAGCAACAATATC